GCTTGACGTGGCCCGTGTAATTCTTTCCGTCAATTATCAACATGTCAAAGAACTTGCACCCATTGGCTCAATCGGTAGTGCTTGACTACCTTTCGAGTATTACGTAACGTATGTAGTGGACATGAGCCCCATGCGTTACCTTTTTCGCCGTGCATCAATCTAACGCTTATTGGCACGTTTGCCCCGTCGATTGACATTCCAAATATATGTAATAAAGTTTTAATAAACCTAAAAAAAGTTTAAGAAATGTTATCTTGAAATTATAACTAACTGAAAATCAGGTATTTACAAATTGATAAAAAACAGGTATTTCGTACCAAATAAGCCAATTTTAGTACGAATTAAGCCCGAACAAACGCAACAAATAGTGTATATTTTTGGCACAAATTAGGTATGAAAATAAGGTCAAAGTATATCTATAATCGACGCATAAATACAGCATGAAAGCCAATAATATTAAGTTAAGTTGTTGAAAGCCAATGAGATAGCCCAATGAAAGCCCGTTTGAACGAGAAAAAAGATAGTTAAGTTGCTGAGAATGAGGCAGTTAGCGATTTCGGTTTTCCCTGTGTGAAGGTAGGGGATACCTCGCCATGTATAGGACTTAAAAAAACAGGGATATTTTTCAGGGGATAGCCTGATATTACATTAAATTAGTAAGGGTATAGCCTTATAGAAGGGGGAGGGGTAGTAGTACTAGCCAAGTACCAGACGTGGAGGTACATAAATGATTATTATACAGGCTGATACTATCCCGGCAATAATCAATCAGGGGTACTGCGTACACCTAATTACTTATTTATGGGCATCAATGATATTCTGTTAGGATCATGTAGAGATAAACAGTATATAGAGTGTATTTGTAAGTTATTGATTACTAATAAGTTAGTATGTGAAAAAGTATACACAAGTTGTTCTGACAGAAGTGCCTACAAAGTGCTTGTTTTCTTAAATTTAATTTATATATTTGCAACATGATAAGTAAAAGTGGAGTAGATTTAAGTGTATGTGCTTATTGTAAGTGCACGCTTGATGATTACAGCAGGACTGTAGATCATTTGGTTCCTAAGAGCAGAGGGGGTAAGTTGAGTAATTCAAATAAAGTACCTGCCTGTGGAGATTGTAATAAGATGAAAGGGGATATGAGTGTTACTGAATTCGGGAGGGCTCTAAATGGATTGATATTCTATGAGCATACCCGACATAAGCAAACGATATCGCAGCTGAAGAAAATTAAACTTAATGTGGATTCACTTATTGTGGATCGTAACCTACAATCTAAGAAATGAACAACATAGTATTCGACTTAATCCTGCTGGAGGCAGACAGGGTGATTAATCAAAAAGTAAAGGGCCTTGATTTGTACTACAAGGATAGCAAGGGGCAGTTTGTTCCTATAGCCGAGGGGTACAATGCGCAGGCTGACGATGTCATTGCAAACCTATTGCGCCGAAAGAAGATGAGGTATATGATTACCTTCACTGAGTCTCTTACCATTATGAACCAAGTTAAGCCTTCGGCTAATCGTATGTTGCGCTTTATGACCCAGCAGATGGGATACGGTAATACTTTGAAAAATTACAGTTTGCGTGATATCCAACAGTTAACGGATATGAATATGAAGTTTGTGATGAGTAGCATCAAAGAACTTTGTGCCAAAGATATTATTAGATTTACAGTCGAAAAGAATCGCCGAACCTATATGGTCAACCCTATATACTTTTACAAAGGAACAATTAAGAAGCTCTTCTACTGCGTAAAAGAATTTGATCGTATGCCTCAACGGAATGAGGAACTAGATGAGCAGTACTCAAATAACGACTAAATGGAATTAATTAGACACTCAAAAAACATCCACGAACTAAAGATAAATGGAACTAAAGTTAAACTCGCTATGTTCAGCGATATCCACTGGGACAATCCTAAGTGCGATTGGAAACTACTCAAGAGAGATTTAGATTATTGCCTTAGAGAATCTATTCCGATGATGTTTAACGGGGATACCTTCTGTCTTATGCAGGGGAAATGGGACCCAAGGGGTACAAAATCTGATATCCGTCCTGAGCATAACAACGTTCGCTACCTAGATTCTATCATAGAAACAGCTGTAGATTTCTTTACCCCATACGCACACCTAATTACCGTTGTCGGATATGGCAACCACGAAACCGCAATACTTAAACGCCATGAGACAGATGTACTTCAGCGCTTTGTTGACCTTCTTAATTACAAAAACCATACTAACGTTCAGACCGGAGGATACGGTGGATGGCTTGTAGTAAATCAAACCACTAGACCTAATAGTCGTACATCTACCAAAGTGCGATATTTCCATGGAAGTGGAGGCGGTGGAATAGTGACCCGTGGTGAGATCAACCTTACTCGTGCCTTAGAAATGTATGAGGACTTTGAAGTGTTTGCGATGGGACATATCCACGAAAACAAATGCACTAATGTTGCTAGGGATACCATCGAACATACAGTTGCAAATGGATGGTCAAGTAAGCAAAAGCAAATACACATGATGATTACCGGAACTTATAAAGAAGAGTTCGGTGATGGATCTAAAGGATGGCACGTTGAGCGTGGCGCACCTGTGAAACCAATTGGCAGTAGAATACTTATTATAGATACCAGAAGAGTAGTTGATAGGAAAAATAATACTGATCGAACAGAAAAATTAATCGATAGTATTAAATTTCCATTATAATTACTATATTTGAACTCTTGTTTTTTGTTTGTATATGTTGTTTTGATTTAAGGGGGTGTAATAGCCCCCTTATTTTTTGTCCCAATTATTTGTATATTTGTGTCAAATACATTGATATGAAAGGAGATAAATACTGGGCATCTAACCCTAAGAAGAACGGAAGCTACCTTGGACAAGGTCGTGTAGAAGGCCGTCCGGCATCACCTAATAGCCTTAAGGAAGATATGTCTTGTGCTTGTAAGCCTGGATTTAAGCTGATGTACAAGAATACCAAAGACAAAAAGTATTGTGATTAATTAAATTATTTGTTATGAAACCAATGATGAAAAAGAAAATCGGAAAAGCTATTGAGAAAGCAATGGCTAAAGGCGAGGCTAAAATGGAAAAAATGCCTAAGGGTAAATCTACCAAGCCTGCGATGAAAAAAGGAATGAAGAACTATTAATTTTTAAATGATGAATCTAAAATCTAAAATTCAAGCAGCTGCGAATCGTGCAGCAAATGGACCTGGTGATCCTAAAAGCAAAAACAACAACCCTGTTCCAAATAAAAATACTTCATACGGAAACAAAGTTCCTATGAATCCATCTGCTAGACAAAAATTTGATGCGTCAAAGCAACAATATATGGCTAGTACAATGAAGAAAAAAGAAGCACCTATGAGCTCAATGCCTACATTGCGTCCTACTTCTGTTTCTGTTTCCGCAGAGAAAAGAACAGCTGCTCCTTTAGCTGGTAAGGCTCCTGTGGGAAATACTAAGAGACGAGGATAATTTAAAACTGCTATATGCGTCAAACTAAAGACGGTGTAGCTCGAAGGCCAATACTTACCACAGACTGGAAGCCTAACCATGCTGAGTTTGATTACCCAAAGCCATTCGTGGATTGGGTTGATAGCATCAACAGCGGCTGGCAGAACAAGATAAGTTTTAAGCCTTTCGATTTATACTGCGAACAAGCTAGGATCTGGTTACAGGATGATACCATGTTAACCGACTTCGACAACGAAGAAGATCAATACAACTGGCTAGCCACAGAGATACAGAAATGTAACGACAACACACTATACTTCTGTAACAAGTACGGTTTCATTAAAGAAGATAAAGCCGAAAACGGTATGCTGCGCTATCAAGCGTGGGATGCACAGAAAGTACTCCTATTCTTATTCGACTGCGGATACTCCATGATGATTGGTAAAGCCCGACAAATTGGTTTTACCACTACGATGTGTCTTGCGGGGATGAAGAGAGTAAACCTTAATAAGTCCTACTTTATAAAGTTTGTTACCCACTCCAAAGACAAAGGAGTCGAGATCTTCCGAGATAAAGTAAAATGGACCTATACTAAGATTCCTGACTACATTGCTCAGGACGTAAAGAACTGGACAGACCAGGTGATGTCATTCGATAAGAAGGGTGATAAGAAAGGTCGTGACGAAGGTGGTGCATCTCGCTTTCAGGTAGATAGTCC